CGCCAGAAAAGAAATGGTACATTGTAAAAATAGCACAATAATCATGACAAAGTTAGAACAATTTGAATCGATCCTATTCATACAAGGAATAAAGTATGAAGTAAAAATAGCATAATAAAATGATAAAGAAAGAAGACAGATCTAAATTCCTACAAAAACAGCTTGATGAAAAACAAATCTCTATGGATTATAATTTCATTACGCGTGTTAAAGGACTAGATTCTACTATGAAACTTCTTTTAAATCAAATGTGTAATGACATCTATATGAATGGCAAAATTACATGGGCACAATCAACATACGCAGATAGAATAGGCGTAACAAGAAAGCACATTAATAAAATGTTTATGGAACTACGAGAAGCTGGAGTTATCAAAGGAGATAAAGACAATAAACCAGGTTCTCCTAATAATACCTATAGCATGTATCATACAATGATTTTAAAGCTAGTTAAAGTACCAAAGAAGAAGAAAGAGACCTGTAACCTGGAGGAACCAGACCTGTTACCTGGGGTAACCACACCTGTAACCTCGGGTAACCAGACCTGTAACCAGGAGGTTACATATAATAAAGATAATAAAACTAATAAAGTTTTATTAGGGAAGGAAGAATCTTTTGGGGATTCTTCTTCCCAACCAGAAGGACATGAATTACCAGAAAACTGGTTAGACCTAGTAAACATAAAATAAAAGAAAACTATGAAAGCAAGTTATCAAGAAATGGATTTAACAATCCCAGCATTTGTAATGAGAGACAAGAAACTAAATGGTATGCAAAAGCCAATGTTTGCTCTTTATTATAAAATGAACAAATCAGAAGACAACCTAACATTCTACCCTTTAAAGACAGCACAGATATTTGATACTAGAGTAGATGATATTTGTTACAACTTTAACCAACTCCTGCTAAAAGGTTATTTAATTAACCTGAATGGTCACCAAGTTTCACCCAGCAGTACAAGTTTAGTTTTTAAAGTTAACCCATTAAAATTAACAACAACAGCACAGAGTGCGCAACAAACACAAACAGAAAATCAATTATTTTAATTATGAAAGCAGAACAATTTAAAACATTCAAGAAGAAACAAATCAGTTACAGAATACCAACGTCTAAAGGACAATTAACTGAATGCATAGGTACATCAGAATGGTTAATCTCAAACCAAGGTAGAGTAATCCTAAAACATTATAGAGAGGATAACTCATTAATCTCTGAAAGAGAAGTAAACCAATTTTGGAAAGGTAGAGTAGGATCTCCTAAAATGTTAGGTATTCCAACTGGTGAATATGTGCATCGTCTTGTGGCTCAGAACTTTATGGAAAACCCAAACCAACTTCGATTCGTAGAGCACATTGATGGCAACAGAGAGAATAATCATGTTGATAATCTTCAATGGACTGCAAAAGCCAATAGACCTACAATACAACAAGGTAGAAAGCAAAGATCAGATATCGGTATCAAACGCAAGTAACAAATGTAAACTGTAACAATTGTAAAAAACAAATTAATTTCAAAAAGAGATACATACTTTATAACACACAATAAATGAAACTATACATACCATCAAGTTACTCAGAATGGCTCTCAACTAACCCTAAAGAAGGCCAAGTTCTACTCATAGGATTACTCACAAAGTTTGCAGGCATCTACGGATCAGAACACTACTTTGAAATGTACACTGATGATATCGATACAGTTAACTATAATGCACCACAAGGCAAAGCATTTCAAGAGACCAAGAAGTTAAAAGATCTTGGTCTAATTGAAACCATCAGAGGAGTAGATTCTAAAGTAACGTTACGTTGTGCCGCTGAATACATGGGAGACGTCAAGAGAAGATCAATCTACACAGAATGTATAGAATATCAGTTATCACAAGAAGCTGCTCTATTGTGGTCCTATCTGTTAGGAAGATTAGCCAACGTAGATGCTACTCAAGAAATTACAGAGATTGCAATTGTTAGACCTGCAAATTCAAAAAGATATGACAAGACTTTAAAGAAATCTGTAACTCATATTTTAGCACCAATCTACAACGATATCTTTACTAAACGACACATCTCTCACAGTATGGTAGATGCTCCTAAAAAAGAAGCAGGTAAAACTGAAGTTAAAGAAGAAACTTTAAAACAGAAATATGCCAGAGAATGGTATGAGAAGAATAAAAAGGAACAGCTTCAAAAGAAAAAGGAGTGGTACTACAACAAGGTAAAAAAACCAAAAGAGGATGATGGAAGAATTTGAGATTGAATTCACATACAACCAATATTTAAAGATGTGCATAGAGGACAGAGAACAGATATACTTTGCCCTCTATGCTCTGTTTAATAATCAAGCACTCGCATACGACATATCACAAAGAGAAGTCTACGAAGTTGCACTAAACAAGGCTTTAGAAGACCAAAACTTTGAGTTTTGTGCTGTATTGAAGGACTTTAGAGACTACTTTGAAGACGATTTTTAATTTTTTTGTCAGTTTACAACATTCATATATTTAAAATAAAGAAAATACCCATATAATGGCAGAAGTATCACAAAATAAAAACTACTTTTCGTTTAACGTAGACAAGATCGAAGTAGAGTTACCAATATTCGTAGAAAGAGCTGGTAAAAAGTGGATCGATTACGGTGTAGACAATCAGTGGCCAGGTTTCGTAGCAGGTTTATTTCAAAAATCAGCAATGAATCGTACTGCCATTATGTCTAAATTAGACGGTGTTATCGGTCAAGGTTTAAAGACTAAAAAAGAAGACGAAAACTACATATTAAAGAGAGCAAACCCAAAAGAATCTTGGAATGATGTATTCGAAAAGTGTGCATTAGACTATTTAACATTTGGAGGTTATGCAATGAATATCATATTTGCTAACGATGGCGAAACAATTGCAGAGTTCTATCACATGGACTTTACAAAGGTTAGATCAGGTATTCATGTACCAGATATCGATAGACCAGAATTCTATTACTACTCATCAGATTGGGGTCAATACAGAAGATTCAGACCAATTGAATATAAAGCATTCGATCCTGCATGTGCTGAAACACATCCATCTCAAGTACTTTATGAATTTGATTACGAACCAGGTAACTTGTTTTATCCATTACCATCATACGCTGGATCATTAAATGATATTCAGATTGATGTTGAAGTATCAAAGTTCCACTTGTCAAACTTGGCTAATGGATTAAATCCAGGATTGTTCATCTCAATGAATAATGGTATTCCTGATCCTGAATCAAGACAAACGATCTATGATGAAGTAACAATGTCATTTAGAGGTTCTGAAAATGCTGGTAAAGCTTTCATCGCTTTCTCTGATGATGCTGATCACGCTCCAACAGTTACACCAATAGAATCTGCTAATGATGATTATTATGTGAACCTAGAGTCTAGAATCACTTCAAGAATTTTAACAGGACACAGAATTACTTCACCTTTATTGTTAGGTTTATATCACGAAGGTGGAAGTGGTTTAGGATCAAACAAAGATGAGATCGAAACGGCGTACGCACACTTCATGTCAACAGTAATCAAACCATTACAGAAATCAATGTTAAAGACATTCGATACTGTAATGTATTACAAAGGTTACGAAACAGTTGAATTGTATATTGAACCAAACAAATTAATTGAAGCTGCTGAGAATACAATCGCTGCAGAATAATAAAATAAACTATAACTATGTCAGCATATAATGTGTTATTCATCTCGGAAGAGAAACTAAAATCATACACTTCAATTCATGAGTCTGTGTCACCTAAAGACTTGGTACCATACGTATTACAAGCTCAAGATATTTACCTACGTAACTATCTAGGAGGTACATTCTACAACCAATTAAAAGAGCAAGTTAGAAATGGAGCAGTCTCAACACCTAACAGATTATTGTTAGATGATTTCATTGGTCCAATCCTTTGTAACTATGCATTCTATCATGCGATACCATTTTTGGCATACAAGATCTTTAACAAATCGATCCTGAAGCCAAACTCAGAGGATGCTCCATCAGTAGAGTTAGATGAGGTTAAATTCTTGCAATCAAATGTTAAAGAAGTTGCAGAATCATACGTAGATCAAATGCAAAGATACCTAGCGTTTCATTTGTCATTATACCCAGCGTATGCTAACTGGAATGCTAACGATGGTCAACAAGCACCTGATACAAAGAAACCATATTTTAGTGGTATTCAAACTAACTCACAATACTTTAACTACAAGAAGTACAGAAACTATCCATACGGAACAGGAACTGCACCGGCGGGTTACAGTGGTTCAGGTTATGGAGATTATGAGCAACCTTGTGGTAATTGTGATCAACCTTTAAACTAATAAACTCACACATGAGCACACCAGCAAACCAAAAAGTTTTGGCTAATAAATCTATCGGTTCAGTTATTAAATTGAGCAGAGAGTACCCCAAAACTACACAGAATGCAAATTTATTAAAACAATACCTAGAGAAAAATGGCAGAAAAGAGAGGTAATCCAGCGTGGCAAAAAGGAGAGTCAGCAAATCCTAATGGTAGACCAAAAGGACAAGGTAATGCAACTACTGAAGCTGTTAAAGCCTACTATTTAGATTTATTAAATGGTAATCTAGACAACATACAACTTTGGTTGAATCAAACTGCATCAGTAGATCCTAAAGGAGCATTAGATTTCCTAATCAAGTTGAGTCCATTTGTTATTCCAAAGCAAACATCAACTGAAATGACTATCGATTCACCTTTAAATATTATAATACCACCGAAGAAAGAGGAATAACGAGTTAAAAATGAGGCATATATATACTATATGCCTTTTTTTAGTTTAAAAATACACTCAATCCTTGACATTTAACGAATATCTTTCGAACGATTATGATGCATTACTCTCAGCATCTAACAAAATAACAGGCAATCATCATCTTTCGATCGACCTATTGCACTATGGTATCGAAGACATGTCGACTAAATCTAATTTACAAGACATTGTAGACTCAGGTGGAGCTAGATTTTACCTAATTAGGATCATGATGACTCAATGGCGAAGTCAAACGGGTCCATTTCACAGACAATTCGTTAAACAACATTCAGAAATAGATCATTACGATAGAGCAGAGAAAGAAGAAGTACCATTTGACTTTGATCATGTTAACAAACTAATCGAAGACCTTGATTGGTATGATAGAGAACTCTTCAAACTATTCGCAGCAGGCGATCACAATTACTCCACATTAGCCAAAGAAACTGGTATACCTCGAACGTCTATTGCATTGACAATCAAAAGAGTGAGAAAACACCTCAAGAAAAACCTATAAATAGAATAGGATAAATATTAAAAATAAAACAATCAAACTATGTTTAAATTTATTGTAGATGGTAAAGAAATTACCGACAACCGAATCCATTGGAAATTCAAAGGAACAGATTTAGAATTTATGTCAGACCCAGTTCGTCTAGACCGTAACATCCAACATTGGAGAACTAAATACAAGATTGGATCCGATGTAGAAATTGAATTCCTAAATGTAAAAAAAGTAGAAGAAGATGTTAAACCTATTATTAGTGAGCCTGCTGTTGAGTCTGTCGTTGAGTCTAACGATAGTATCATTGCTGAGGAACCCGTGGTACCACAAGATACTAAAGATAGTGTCAATCCTAGCAAACGTAAACCTAGAGCGAAAACCTCTAAACTGTAGTTATTGTCTATCACAATGGGTAACTTTATTTGTCTGTCTTTACTCTGGATTGGGTGTATACTCATTAATCTCCATGTTCGCGGCAGGTGGAATAACCCTAATGATGGAAAAATGGATTGATTACTAAATGAAACACTTTATTAAATGGACTGTTGTATGGATCTCACAGAATTTGGCAATCCCATTCTGGTCCATAGGACATGTCCATTTAATGTTAAATGCCTATCAGGATTTACACGAAATATTAATGAGCTTTGGTATGAACATTATAGTCGCCATAGGCTTTATAATTGATTACAAACAAAACAAACCAAAATGAACGAAGAACTATTAGCTAGATTAGCAGATGTAAAGCTATTGATACACAATAAACAAGTCTTTACAGCGCCAGAATCTAAAATAATCTTTGACTTGTATAACGATATCACAGGTGAAAGACAAGCAATAACTACATGCGGTGCTTGCGTTAACAGAGTACTAACAAGATTAAAAAAAGAGATGAGAAACAATGGACTTTAAAATCCTTGAACCGTATGCACCAATGTTTCACTCAGATAAAACCTATTATTTGATTAGTGGTGGAAGGGGTTCAGGAAAGTACACAAGCAGCTGCATACTTTTTAATTAAATTAATGGGTGATGAGTATTTCAGAGGTGTTGTATCTCGATATACTCAAAAGTCCATAAAGAGTTCAATCTACCGAGATATTCTTGATTTAGCTGAGTCTTGGAACATCAAGAAGTTTATCAAGATCGAAGGTGATGAAATGACTAATGTACTGAATGGTAACATGGTTATAACTCACGCTATGAAACTACAAGATGGTACCATGACTGCAAAAGGTAAAGGTTTAGCAGGAGTTACACACCTTTTAATAGATGAGGCCACAGAATTACCTTCAGAAGAAGAATTTATCAAGTTAAATGACTCATTTAGATCTAAAGGTTCTGAAAGAAAGGTCTTTATCTTGTTTAACCCTACTTCAAAGAGACACTGGATCCACAAAAGATGGTATGTAGATGGTCGACCTAACTCAAAGTGGTTCGATGATCATGTTTTTATACACACAACCTATAAAGACAATGCAGAAAACCTAGATCCAAAGAAGATTGTAGAATGGGAACGTATGAAAGGTTTAGATCCTGAATACTACTCGCACCATATTGAAGGCGAATGGTTAGATGGTATCGTTGGTAGAATCTTTGATAACTGGCAAGTTGGTACACCTGATCCTGAAGGAGAGTATGATACAGTTTACGGACTGGATTTTGGCTTCTCGAATGACCCCGCTGCACTGGTCGAAGTTAAAAGAAAGAACAATAAACTTTATTTAAAGCAATTGGTCTATTCACCAGGACTCACGAATGCAGACTTGGTACAACAGATGAAAAAGCATGGAATTACTAATAGAGACCAGATAATTGCAGACTCAGCTGAACCTAAATCCATTGAAGATCTAAAGAGAGCAGGATTTAACGTTAAACCAGCGTATAAAGGACCTGATTCAATTCAAGCGGGTATCAACACCCTAAAAGAGTACGAAGTCTATATGCATCCTGATAGTTCAGACTTGCATGATGAAGCATTCCTTTACTCATGGAAGCAAGGAACTGACAAACCAATAGATGATCATAACCATGCCATTGATGCTATCAGATATGCTCTGAGTAAACCAAAACAAGGTCAATATGCATTCGCTGGTAAACGTAGAAATAATTTTGAGGAATTATAATTCAATTTCTCACCTAAATATATTTATTAATAACAAACAAAAAAATTAAAAATGGCAGTATATAGCTCGACATACAGAAACGTAGTTGAATCATTGAGACAAGTTTGCAATGATCACCCTGCAATTAAAACATTTCGTTGTGGACCAGCTTCTATGATTGAGATACCAACTGAGGACCAACAAGTTTCAGGAAAGTACCCATACGTGATGTTAATACCTCAACCTGCTACTATTTCACAAGGTTCTACTACGTATGACTTTGATTTAGTAGTAATGGATTTAGCGAAAGACAAATTAGACCTAGAAGAGAGAACACATTCAAACACAATGGAAATCTTGAGAGATGTTTTAGCTAAATACAAAATGACTACATGGCAAGAGTTTAGATTTAACATCTCTTTACCTGCAGTAGCAACACCATTCTTTGAAGGTTACAAAAACTCTACATGTGGTTGGACAGTTCAATTACAGATAGAAGCTTTAGCACCTTTAGATCACTGTAATAATCCTGTCGCGTAATGGAAGGCATAGACAAAACTATAAAAGAAGTGTTAACCAAGGTTGCACGTATGATGGAGCTTGATATTAGGAGAAATATACCTAGAAAAGGTGCATTGCCTAATTATTTTCCTTCAACTGGTGTTTTAAAAGACTCTTTGAGAGTTAATGTAGACTCTAAAGGAGATGCCATTGAAGTTGAGTTTGCATCATACGGTAAATACACAGCTTTTGGTACCAGACAGTACTATGATGCTGAAGCAGCTAACGATACATTCTTTGGTATGAAAGCACCAAGAGTTTATAGAAAAGGTAAAGGTGGTATTAGACCACAATATTGGTTGAGTTTACGTAATAGACAAGACAGATACGATGATTTTATTCAACAAAATCTTCAAATGGGATTAAATGAATTTATAGAAAATTATTTATATGATAGAATTTAACATAAACGGCAAAGATTACACAATTTCTGATGTAACTATCGGACAATTTTACAAGATACAGCACCTTTTAATTGTAGATGGTGCTGATGCCAAGTTACAGATTATAAACCTATTGAGCGGATGTCCAATCAATGAGTTAAAAACATTAGAGCACTTTCAGTTTATGCAATTGTTTGCAAGTATTGCTGAAGGACCTTTAAACACAGAAGCTGGCAAGAAGTTATACAAACACATTGGATTAAATGGTAAAGCATACGGTATAATTGACTTTAGTAAAATTACCATCGGTGAATTTGCAGATATGGATGTTTTAAAAGCAGATCCAATGAAAGAGCAAAAGTTACATACTATGATGGCTGTAATCTACAGACCAGCTACAGTTATTAACGAGACTATGGATTGGGTTGCAATTGAGTCATACGATTCAGACACAGTAGAAGCAAGAGCTAAAGAATTCTTGGATTTACCACTGAAATATGTGTATTCAGCTTTGAGTTTTTTTTTGCTAATGCCAAAATATTTACTAAACGCTATAGCGGACTCACAGATGCAGGAGATGACGAATCAGATCTTGAAGGAGAAGGATCCGACACTAAAGTTGGCAATGCAAACAGCGAGCCAGCTCATATTAGAATTGCAAGAGGATGGAACGATGCCTTCTACTTTGTCGCTGGAGACGATCTACTCAAAGTTGATGAAGTTACGAGAATTAACGCAACACAGTTCTTCAACTATCTCTCATACAGAAAAGACAAACAAACCAAAGAACGTAATCAGCAACGTCAGTTAGAATTACAAAACAAAAGATAAAACAAAATGATAACAAGTGTAGCATACAAACCAACTTGGACTGGACCAGTTTATAACCCAATTATTTGGTCAGTACTGAGTTCTAAAGTTAACTCAACAGACTTTAAATATGTGTTTGAAGTTTATGTAGATAACGTTAAAGTTAACACAGTTAAACAAAGAGCCAATATCAGTGGTTATGGAATGATCGATGTAGCTACATTGGTACAAGCCTATTTGAATTCAGCATCACCAGATGCAAAGATTACTCAAGGTGAAACATCAATCAACTACAATAACGGTGATACTTTTGCTGATAACTATTTAATGAGCAAAAAGGTTTACCTAAAAGTTGGTGAAGAATACACAGTTAACAACATAACTCAAACCTATATAGGAACTGCTGATACACCAGGAGCTCCTGCCTATGTCCTGACATCAGGAAATACAACTACTGCAGATACACCAGTCCATATTTGGAATGCGTCCATGACAGATCATGAGCAGCAATGGAATATGCAAAAAACCACAGAATCTGGTATTTGGGGTGACAATCCATTTGATGGTAACAAGAACTATGACCATGGTTTAGGACTTGCATACCCATTAATGAAGGCTTCTTTAAACCAAGATCTTTATGAGTTTGACAAGATGGTGCTTTCATACTTGAACTGGACTCCTAACATTGAAAATCCAAACAACAGAGCTATCTTTGGTTTTAGATTTAAAATCTATGATTCAAACGGTGGATCTGCTGAGTTTGATAAACCAATGACTGCATCAAATGGCTTTGGTCAAAGAGCAGCTTGTGAGAATACAATCTCAGAATTAGATTCAAGATATTCAATCGTTAACGTATTAGCTGGACCTTCAAATTTATATGAAGCTTTAGAGTACACGCCAACATATCCAACTACTAAAATAGAAATTACAGGTTACTCTCAAGCAACTGATAACTGTACATTCGGTGTTCCAGTTACAGAGACAGTAACCATTAATGTGTTAGAGTCATGTCCAAATCCTTTATACAGAAGAGTTAGACTTTCATGGTTTAATGAACTTGGAGGTAGAGATTATGCCAACTTTAACATGTTTGTAGAGAAATCAGTTTCTACATCACAACAAATGTATGCTCAAGAGCAAATGAATTGGTCAGATTCAACACCAGTTCCAATGTTAAACGACTCATTACCAATTGGTAACCTTGGAATCAAAGGTGGTTCTAAAATCTTTAACAAAGAAGCTCAAGTTACATATAAATTACAATCAGACTGGTTAGATCAGCAACAAGTAGATCTAATTGAAGGCCTAATCAAATCACCACAAGTGATGGCATATATAGACAATGGTAACACGATCTCTCATGAATTTCCATATACTTGTTCAGTAGTTAACAGTTCATATTCAGTAAAGAATATCAGACAAGTTAAATTAACTCAAGCAGAAATAGAAATCAAGTTATTTACAACACAAAAAATGCAAAATTTATAATATGAGCGTTCAATTATTCGCAAAAATGCAAGGTTCGACCGAATACGTCAACCTTGCATTATTTGATTCTGACCCAGTCAAATTAACTTTATCGGTAACAAGCATACAAGATCCATTAGCAGCAACTTCTGTGTTCTCTAAAACATTTAGAGTACCTCACAATAGTGTCAATGGTCCATACTTCAAGGGCGTATTTAACGTTAACTCTACTGACTTTGATGCAGGTGTTAAATCAGATGCATACATTTTAGATAATGGTCAATTGTTTACAAGAGGTAACATTAGATTAATTAACGTATTCAATGGCAATTCAGAGAATTCAGTTGAGTATGAAATCCTATTTACAGGTGAAACATCAGACTTTGGAGCTAAAATCGGTGGTGGATTCCTAAATGAATTAAATTTTACAGAATACAATCACGAAAGAAACCTAGTTAACATTCAAAAATCATGGGATTTAGATCTATTCGGTGGTGATTTAGTGTATGGCTTGATTGAATGGGGTTACACATACGACAAGAACAATAGACCTGATATTCCAACTCTATCTAATGGATTTGAGAAATCATTTACAAGCAGTTTAAACCCTTTATTAACATCTCAATGGAAACCTCAATTTAGAGCTAAAGCCATTTGGGATAAAGTGTTCGAGAATGTTGGTTACACCTACGATTCAGACTTTTTAAATTCAGCATTGTTCAAAAAGATGTATGTAATTACAGAGAACAAAGCAGAAGGTGCAGTCTCAAATGCTAATGGTGCTGAAGCAAGATCAACAACAACACAATATTTAACAGTTGGTAGTTCATATCAAGTTAATTTTGGAACTGAAGTCCTAGATAATGGTAACAACTACGATCCAGGTACAAGTACATACAACATACCTGCAACTGGTTCATACACAGCAACTATTAGTATGGGTGTTGGTTCTGGTCCTAATTCAGGTTCACAAAATTACAGTATCGGTGGTTCTGTTAGTGTTGTTGATGCAAATACAAATCAAACATTAGCTAGTGTAGGTTATTATATTAACACAGCTTCACCTCAAACTATAGCAAACACTTTAACATTTAATGCTTCAGTTGGTCAACAAGTTATAATCAGAATCAATTCTACTTGTGCAACTGGTTCAGGATGTTCTAATGGTATAACAGACTTGAGAATCTACTCAGGTAGTTTAATTTACTCAACACAATCAGATATTTTCTCAATCAATTCAATCATGCCTAATAACGTGAGAACAATTGATTTTATGAGATCTATTATAAACAGATTTAGATTAGTATTCGTACCTTCTAAAGATAAAACAAATCACTTTACTATTACTCCATGGAAAGATTGGATTTTACAAGGTGAAGCCATAGATTGGACTAACAAAGTTAATGGTAATGTTGATGCTAAATCTTCGCCAATCTTCTATTCTCAAAACAGATTTAACATCTTTAAAGATCAAGAGGATTCAGATTATTTAAATTACGATTACCAATTACAATACAAGCAGACTTTTGGTCAGCTAAATTTAGACTCAGCAAACGAATTAATTACTGGTACTAAAACATATCAGGATCAATTTGCTGCAGCACCATTAGCTCCTATTGGCTTTAAAGAAGGTGACACACAAGCACCTAAATTTGTAATACCTCATATTGCTAAAGACACTGGTGCCTCACAAGATGCTGCAACAGGTTCACCAATTGTAGGTAAAAGAGAACCAGTACAACCTAAATTGAGATTAGTATTTTATAATGGTACAAGACAAGCACCTTTAACTTGGTATAGTAGAGACTATTCAGGTGGTGCTCAAGCTCAAACGATATATCCATTAATGAGTCAGTATTCAGAGTTTCCTGTTACACCTACAACATTAGATTTATGTTGGGCTAACGTAGAACCATATTGGGACACTGAAATTTCTGAATTAGGAACTGGTAAAACAAGTAATACAAGTTTTAACACATATTGGAAATCATGGTATGATACTACATTTGATCCATATTCAAGAATTATAGAATTAGAAGTACAATTAGACTATTCAGATTTAATTAACTTTAAATTTAATGACTATGTTTTCATTGAAAGCTCATGGTATTTTGTAAATGAAATTAAAGATTATATTGTAGGTCAAAACACTTTATGTAAAGTACAGTTAATTAAAGTCGGTAACAACTTAGGTATTACATTACCTATAGTTGTAGATAATCAATTAACCCAAATTACTCTATGTTCTGCTGCAACTGCATGTGACGCATACTGTTGTAAAGATTACACGGGAGCTACATCTAACACATATTGGATTAATGGTATTGATTTATTCGAATCAAACGCTATTTACATTGATAATGCTGGTAGTCAATATGCATCAGCTGGTATTTACTCAGATGGTATGACAGCTATTGAATTAAATGGCTTTGGCGCTGTTGAAAGTAGACCAGATATTTCTGCATGTGATTGTACACCAACAACATATTCATATACTCTTGAAAAGGTTACAACAACACCTTGTGATTTATATTGTAATACAAACCCAACTGTGGTAGTTTACAGTACATCAAGCACTTTTGCTGACTCAACATACTTCTTTTTAGATGCTGCGTTAACAATACCTGCAACTACTGGATATTATGCTGAAGTTGGTGGATTTACAGCACTACAAGTTGGTGCAAATGGTCAAGTTTTAGTAACAGTTTCATTAGCCGATTGTAATTGTGTAACATATTATCCACATACAGTTTGTTATTCTACACTTTTATGTGATTCATGTTGTTGCTATAATGAACCAATTACAGTTTATACTAACAATATTTCATTATCTGATAGTACTTTAATGTGGAATGATAATGCAGGAGCTACACAATCAGCGATTGGTTATTATAAAGCAAGCACAAGTTCAGTTGCACACGTAACTTCAGCTGGTGTTATTGGAGAAATCGATACATGTTTTACTTGTGATAGTTGTGATGCTGGTCCAGTTCAAGTTACATACGGAATTGGTGGTTCTGAGCCTGGTTATACAAGTACAGTAACTTTAGAGAAATCATTTGATAACATTAATTGGATCGAAGTAGGTACTTTAATATTTACATCAGGCGGAGAAGTACAAGACACTGTTGGTTTAGAAGAAGGTGTTTACGTTAGAGCAACATTCACATCAACTGTTAGCAATGGTCAATTATACACATATTACTACGTAAATGGTCAAACAGTATTTTATAACATTAATGATACGCCAGGATCTAGAACGATCTATAGTACAGGAACTATCACAGCAGCAAATCTATACCAATTATCTGGTTATGTTTCTGGTGGAGATCCTGCACCTATTGAAGATGAAATCATAGTAGTTGGTAACTTTAATCAATACAAATCTGCTGGTTTTCCTGGTGCAGGCGGTGGTTTATATGGTGCTATAGCAGATGTAAATAACGTAGGTACCATTAACACACAATTTAACATAGGTCAAGGTGGATTTACATACACTGTTTATGGCGGTACAGCATATATTACAGGCGTTGATGCTACTCAAGATAATGTTTATGTTTGCGGATATTTCGACAAATACAAAGGAGTTACACACCCAACAGGTATAGCAAAATTAGATTATAATGGTGCTATCGATACAACTTTTAAAACAAATATTGGTACTGCATTAGGAACTACTCAATTCGTAAATGATATTATTGTTTATCAAGACAAAATATACATGGCTGGTGCGTTTAATACATTTAATGGATTAACAGCTAACGCTATAGTTTCTTTAAATTTAGACGGTACATTAAATACTGCATTTACATCCTTCTTTTCAGCAGGTACTGATGTTAAAAGAATATACGGTTATAATAATCAGTTGTATGCTATAATTGATGGTTATCTTTCACCAGTTAGATTAAATCTAAACGGTACAAGAGATACTACATGGAGTATGACACCTGTATATGGTTCTCTTAATTATCCAGGAGGTACTATTAAATTACAAACAGTTGCATTCTATAACAACGTTGCATATTATGGTTATCAAGTTGGAGGTGGAGATACTGGTGGAATGTATCAATGTTCAGTTTCAAAAGCAGATGCTATAACAGGTACATTTATTAACTGGGCTGGTTCTAACACTGCATTGTTTAAAGACTCTATTGATAATTTTCCTAAAATCAGTTCAATGGTTATAGATTCTACTGGAATTTGGGTTGCTGGTAAATTTGATACGATATACCAAAATAGTACAACATACGATCGTGATAATTTTGCAAAATTGAATTCAGCAGGTATCTATGACTCTAGCTTCGTATCTGATATGACTATGAGTGGACCTTTAACATCTGAAGTTAATAAATTACTTTTAGATTCTACAGGAATTTATGTTGGCGGTCAATACAATACTGTTAATGGTAATACTGCATTTCCAAGTCGAGATCTTGTTAAAGTTAACAAAACTACTGGATCTGTAATTACTTCATTTGCAACAGGTTATTCATTTACACCACAAGAAGGTGCAGCAACATACGATATGATCTTTAGACCAAGTGAACCTATTTTATATCCTATTAACGTATATAAATCTACAAATACACCTTGTGAATCGTATTGTAATCAACCTAACACAATTGTGTACAGTGAAGATGCTTCATTAGCTAGCTCAAGCGTTTTATATCAAGATGCCAATGCTAATGCAACAGTTACAGCTGGTTGGTATTCTGACGGTGGTATTATTGCACAAACTGATAACTATGGTGTGATTATTGGTTACACAAACATCAATACATGTACATGTAACACTTTATATCCATTTGATGTAGCGTATGATCCAGATCTTTGTGTATCTTGTGGAGTTACTGGTACACCAGTCCTTGAAACAGTTTATGGTACTAATCCTAATTGGAGTTCAAACTCAATTTTATATTTTAATCAAGCAGGATCTACATTTGCAGCGCCAGGTTGGTATGCATACAATAGTAACATATCTTTACAAGTAGGAACCAATGGTGTAGTACAAAGCGATGGTGATTGTGCTATCGATTGTGGCGCATCTGAAGACTGTGTAACTTTGAGAGTACTAAATACTTCTGGTCAAACTTTAGATTATTCATACGAATATTGTGGAGGTGGAGGTATCACATACGGTTCAATGTTTGATGGAGAAGTGCTCTTTACATCATGTATGGTACAAGGTTCATTCCAAGCAAGTGGACCATATTTAATACAACGAGTAATATATTGCTAAAAAAATGAAGAAGAGGCTTTCAAAAGGTCTCTTCTTTATATTTATAATTATAAAAAGAATTAAACACCGTGGCAGATAAAGTTATAGGTTTCACACTGAAAGTAAATGGTATCGACCAGACTATCAAATCGATTGATGATTTAGATAAATCGATTGAACAGTTAGAAGACACCCTGAAAAGTGCTGAGTTTGGTAGTACACAATTTAAAGCGATTGAACAAGATTTAATCAAAGCAAGATCTGCAAAAGAAGATTTAGACAAATCTTTAGAAGGTAGAGGTGCTGAGAAGAGATTACAAGGTTTAGTAGGTATTGCAGAATCACTTGGTGGTGCATTTGCTATAGCTTCTCAAGCTAGTGCTTTATTTGGTAAAGAAAATACAGAGATTGCTGCAGCAGAAGCTAAAGCACAACAAGCGCTTGCTGTTGTAATGGGTATTAGAGCTATCAAAGAAGGTTTATTGAACTCTGCATTAGAGCGTAAATTAGTTCTTGAGAAAGCCGCAGCTGCAGGTACAGCAATTTTAAACACAGTTAACAAAGCATTTAATCTAACGTTATCTATGAATCCAATTGGACTTGTAGTTACTGCGTTAGGTTTATTAGTTGTTGGTGTAATGGCTGCAATTGGACCTATCAAGAAATTGATTAGTTCGTTTGACTTCCTAAATGACGCTGCAGAAGCAACAATGGACACTTTTCGTAATGTTGGTTCATTCTTGTCAGGCGGTTTAATTGACGATGCAGCTACTTCAAAGACAAGAAGTAATGCAAATAAAGTTATCGAAGCTTTTGATGATGTGAATTCAGCTGGTAATCAACAAATTGCAGCAAGCAAAAGAAGATTATCATTAATGGAAGCACAAGGAGCTTCTGAAGCTGCTATATTAGCACAAAAGAAGAAGATTAATGCTGAAGAAGTAGCAAGTAGAAGAGCTGCAATTGCTGAATTGTTAAAATTACAAGCGATGGACGGTGAACTTGATGATGAAAAGAAAAAGAAATTAGCAGAGTTACAAACTGCAATCAAAGATTTAAACAATCAAGCTCAAATAGATCAAGCCGCATACAACAAAAAAGTAGCAGATGATCAAAAAGCAGCCAATGAAAAGGCAGCTGAGAAGCAAAAAGAAAGAAAAGACAAGTATAACGAGCATGCTAAAGAAATGCTTGATGCTGCTAAAGAGGCTGACAAGAAGACAATCGAGTTACGTCAAAAGGCAGAATTAGATGCAATTAAAGATGAAGAAGTAAAAGCTCAAAGAACTTTACAGATTCAACAAGAGAATGCTAACAAAGAGTTACAAATTCAAATTAACAAATACGCAAGTAAAAAGAATCTAACTAAAGAAGAGCAAAAGTATCTTGAGTCTTTATATGCACAACAAAAACAAATGCAAGCTACACAAGCTGGTGAAACTCAAGCTCTTTTAGACGATCAAGCGAAAGTCAGAAAAGAAAAAGATGCTGCGTTTGAAAAAGAATTAAAAGACATCAAAGACCAAGCATTCTTGATGAGCATTGAAGACCAAAAGGTTAGAGCTCAAACAGAATTACAGTTACAATTAGATAGTCAAATTGCAGAAATCAATGCATCTGAGTTAACTGAAACTCAAAAAGGTGAGAAGATTGCTGCCGTTAGAGAAGTTAACGATGCTCAAAAGAAAGAGCAAGACGCTGCATTCAAGCAAAAAGACATGGAAGACCAATTGGGTTATAACCAATGGTTGATAGGTCAAGAAGATACAACATACGAAGAAAAGATAGCTTTAAACAAAGCTAATGAGGATATTATCAGCAACATGACCTTTGAAAGTGAAAATCAAAGAACTGCTGCTATCAAAGAGAATGCAAAAGCTAGAGCAGATATTGATAAAGCTGCTGCTGATGCAAAGAAAGCCAATTTAGAGGCTATCTCAAGCATGTTAGGTAGTGCATCTGCATTATTAGGTGAAAACACAGTAGCTGGTAAAGCCACTGCAGTTGCTCAAACAACCATCGATACCTATTTAGCAGCTCAAAAAGCATACGCATCGTTAGTTGGTATTCCAATTGTAGGTCCTGCTTTAGCTGGTGTTGCTGCAGGTATTGCAGTAGCTGGTGGTTTAATGAATGTTAAAAAGATTTTATCAGTACAAGTACCTACTACAGGTGGTTCTGGTGGAGGTGGTATACCTTCCGCGCCTGCACCATCAGCAAGTAAATTTGCAGCAGGTGGTTACGTAACTGGACCTGGAACTAGCACATCAGATTCTATTCCTGCTATGTTATCAAACGGAGAATCAGTTATCAATGCTAATTCGACTGCAATGTTTGGTGGTTTATTAAATCAAATCAATCAAGCTGGTGGTGGAGCTCCAATTCCTGCTGGTAATTCAAACTCTGGTGCTTCTGCTCCAATTATACGCACATACGTTGTTGCATCTGATATGACTTCACAACAAGAAGCAGATAAACGACTACGAGACATAGCAAAAATCTAATGGTAACAATGGAGCACATATTAGAACAGCTAATCTATTTAAAGTTAGCATTAAAAAGTAGTAGTACAAGATTATTGATGATTATATCAGCATTTTTAGCGCCTATAACTGGTATCATGGTAACAGTGGGCGTATGCATCATAGCAGATACCATAATGGGAATATGGAAAGCCAAAAAACTAAAACAAGAAGTAACTTCAAGAAAGTTGAGTCAAATTATTTCAAAGATGTTCTTGTATCAAATGACAGTTGTTTTAATATTTTGTGTTGACACCTTTATTCTAAATGATATTATTCAACAATTCTTTACAGTTCCATTATTTGCCACTAAAATAGTTGCATTGACCCTAATTTCAATTGAGTTATTCTCTATCGATGAGAACTTCAAAGCAGTTAAAAAGAAAGGATTCTGGGATTACTTTAAAGAGTTGACAGCCAGAGCTAAAGATGTTAAAGATAAAATTGACCCATTAAAATAACAATACATAAAGTATGGAACCAAATAAAAAGAAAATAGTAGACCTTGGAATTCTTGAATCTGATGAAGTATCAGGAGTTAAAAAGATCTCGTTAGTAGAAGAACCAGCTATCATGTTGGATTTTCAATATTTTAACAAACAAAAGCTTGAAAAAATCACATGCGATGCTTGCGATTGGACTTGGGATTTAGCAGAAGGTGGACAAGATCCATATATTTGTCATAAATGTGGTAATGATAACACACATATTATAAAAGATTTTGATATTGATGTATCTGGATTACCACAATACGTAGATCAAATACCTAAAAAGAAAAAAGACATTGTAACTAGAGCTATTTTAGCTGAAAAAGTATGTGATATGGACTATTCTTGGACTAAAGATGAGTATATTACTGATACAATTCTTGCTTTGGCTAAAGAATTAGGTACAAAAAAGGAAGATTTAGCTAAATTGTTTGAAATGGAATTTGCAAATGCTTCTGCTGGTGGTTCTGGAACTAATCCTGCTGCTGCATCTGAACAAAAAGACAGAGAATTAATACTTTACAAATATACTGGTAGAATTGGTAGTAACTCAAGAGATTTCTGTGTACAAATGGTTAACATGGATTTATTTTATACTAAAGACCAAATACAAGCAATGTCAAATGTTGCAGTAAATGCAGGTTTTGGTATTGATGGTGCTGCAGAATATTCGATTTGGTCTTTTAAAGGAGGACCTAACTGCAAACATCAATGGAATGACTATTTAGTAAAATCAACAAGAGATGGTAGAATATCATACCAAGATTTAGGACCTGCTGCAGGTAGAGCTGGTACAAAACCAGATAACATGGCTAAACATGGTTACTATAATGCAGTTCATGATTCTATTTTTAGTTTTGCTGCTGAAGAACAACAAATCCTAGTAGGACCAGCGATGGTGCCTGATATGAAGATCTTGAGAGTAGATGAAGATGGTCAAAAATACTGGGTTAAATTCTCACCAGAAACTATCAAAGAAATTGCTTTAAAGTATTTCAAAGAAGGTAGAGTACATGAGTTAAATACAGATCATGCAGAGAATACAGCTGGCGCATACATATTTGAATCCTGGTTAGTTGAAACTGAAGATGATAAAGCAAATACGTTATATGGTTATAATGTGCCTGTAGGAACTTGGATGATCTCAGTAAAGGTTGAAGATGCTGCTACTTGGGCAAGAGTTAAAGCTGGAGAACTAAAAGGATTTTCTATCGAAGGTATTTTAGTTGACATGGAAGAGCTTGAAGCCGCTAAAGTGTATGAAAGAATAAAAAAGATTTTGGGAACCGATATATAACAGGTGCCAAATAATTAAAAAATGTATTTTTAGGCTGACATTGAACGGAGTGTCAGCCTTTTTTATGTCTAATCCCTTCCTAGTATACCTCAGAGACGTTGAAGACAATACTTGTATTCCTGTTGGCCCCCTTTGTTTCAACTTTTATTAAATATTTTCAAGATGTGTCAGTTGTTAATATAATAATATTTATAAATATCAAGTGCAATTCGCACTAACTAATTAATAAAAATAACTAATAATTATGTACAAATTGAAGTTAAATCAAGTACGTGAAATTTTAGGAATGGAAGTGAAATTAGAATCAGCTAAATTACAAGATGGCGTAACAGTTATCGAGTATGAGAAATTTGAACCAGGAATGCCTGTATTCGTAGTTTCTGAAGATGGTTCAGTTAAAACTCCGGCTCCACAAGGTGAACACGTATTAGAAGATGGTACTATTATCGAAGTTGATGCTCAAGGAGTTATTGCTGAGATTTCTACTAAAGAAGCTGAAGTTGCAGAAGAAGAAGCACCTGTTGCTGATGAAGCTGTTGTTGAAGTTGCTGGAGAAGAAGTTATCGATGAACCAAAAATTGACGTAGCTATGGAAGAGTCTATCATTGAGAAAGTAACTGAGAAAGTTGCTGAACAAATGAAAGCTATCTTCGAAGCTGTTGAAGAAGTTGCAAAAGAAGTTTCTACTATTAAAGAAGAAATGGGTGCAATGAAAACTAAAATGGAAAAGTTTGCTAAAGCTCCTGCTGCGCCTGCTGCTCCAAGAGTAACTAACGTTACAAATGAAGAATTTGGTGGTATTGACGCTAAAGTTGAATTACTAAAATCTTTGAGAAAATAATCTCTAACAAACAAAAAATAAATTTAAAATTATGTCATTTAATTTATCAGGATTACCAGCGTATACTGACCAGTTGTCAACTGATTTGATCACACGCGCGATTTTAAAACCACAAACAGTTAACAATTTAACTATTAAAGCTGGTTTAACTGCAGGAACTACTGCAATCAACATTTTAGGTGCTAACGTAGACATCA